TACTTCAGTATTTTCAAAATCAAAAATATTTTGCGTATCGGAAGTTTTCTTTACTCTTAAAATATACGGAGTTTTCCAATTACCCGAAGATGTTTTTAAAACTATGTCGTAAGGATAAAAGAATGATATTGTTTCCTTGTATAAAATATTAAATAATATTTTAAATGAATCTTCTGTGCCTTTTCTGCTATATATTTCTCTTATCTTTTTTACCAATAATCTATTATTTGTAAATTTTGATTCTGTTAAATCTTCTGCATAATTTTTTAAAAATTTTGTAACTAATTCTTCGGATGTATTATCAATATCTGAATATTTTCTTATATCTTGTAGAACTTCCTGTGCTTGGTTATTTTGTTCTAAAAATTCGTAGTATGCTTTTAGAAATGTTATAAAGGTAGTATATTCTGATTGTATAAATTCTGGTAATTGATCTTGTATTAAAATTGATAATTTATTTTGTATTCTTGCAAAAGGATTTTCTGCTCCGGCGCCCTCATATACCGTGTAAATGTATGGGTCTCTAATTGCACCATATTCATAATAACTTTCTGGTACATAGAATTCTCCTTCTCGGTTATAAAATTCTATTACTTTATAAATTCCTTTTCCTTGTCTATCTATATCAGATTGAATTGCTTCTTTTTTTGTGATGAATAAAGGATAGAACCAACCTTCCAACACGCCTGTGTCAAAGTTTGGTTTACATTGACCATATACTTTCAATGGCCCTAATAATTTGGTGTAGGAATTTAATAAAGGATATTCCATATTAATCAGTAATTATATTAATGTTTAAACCGGAATATCGTTTAGCTGTAGTATATAAAGTACTATCATCTAATACTATAATAATATCACGAGTAGATTGTACATCAAATTCTTCAATTTTTGCAGATATTCTAATATCTAAAACATTTTCTAAATATCCTGCAGGATTAATATTATCAAAAGATAAAACACCTGTTTGATAATTTACTGTTCCTATGGATGACACCAATACAGTATCTGTTGTTGAATCTAATAAATCAATAGTGCTATTAGATGCAGATGTAAGTTTATCTTTTAAATACCCTGTTTTAATTTGTTCATTTATATAATAATAAAATGATGTAGACGATATACTCCCTGATATTAATTTATTTGCAAATTTAATAGCAGAAGAATTAGAATATCCGTTGTTTGCATTAACAATTGGGGTTATTCTTTTTTGTAGTTTAATAGATGAAGAATTTCCGATAATAGATGTATCTAGAGCATCTATTGTTTTAGATAGTTTAGAATAAATAAATGACTTATTAAATTTCTGTAGTTCTATATCAAAATAGTCTGTAATTGTTTGTCTAATAATTAATTCAATTTCATTAGATGTATATCTAGAATTTTTAGGATCAAATTTTATTTTAGTATCTATAGACACATACAAATAATTTGGATCTATAAATTCTGGTATTATTGCCATTACTTTTTTATCAGCTAATATTGTATTTTTAATAGTATCTTTTATTGCATTACTTACAGTAAATCCATTATATGGTTTTAACGAAATAATAACTTTACCATATTGAGGAGGATCATTATCTTCGCCTCCCCAAACAGAAACCGATTCAACTAAAGGATAATTTGCTTCTATAATTGCTTTGTAATCGTTTGCTGTAACTGCTCTATTAAAAGATGACAAAAATCTAGGAGCCTTGAATTTAATTTCATCTAACGTATCTGCTGTGTCTCCGCCAGATGAATTAGTTGTCGCAAGGATACCTGAAGAAAGAGTTACTCCTCCTACAGTTGTTCCTAATGAGAAATACTGATCTATTTCCCCAGAGACATTACAAATATTTCCATTACTAATTAAATATTGTATTGTGACTATATTGCCTGGACTTAATTTTTTACCTAACCCATCATCGCCAAAAAATATTTCAAAAAATCCAGACGCGTTTTCTTCTAGAAAAAACACCTTTGAAGTTGCCGATACGCCCGACAAACTTTCAGATAATTCGTAACTTGTTATTGTAAGATCACTATATGAATTTTGTACGACAACCCGTATAGTAGAAGTATCTACATTTTTATTAGGTATTGTATATTTTTCCGAAGGTCCAGAAACATCTACTCTAAACGAATATGTTAATGGTTCACCCTCTACTATTGTAACATCTTGAAATGTGTAATTGCCATTAACAGGTTTAATTGTTACGGTATCTAAATTTACAAATGTATATTGTGTACTGTTAATTGTAGCTGTAAACGGAGAATATTTTGGTAAAGTTAATGAGGACGGATTTCCTGTAGGGGCAGGTACTGTAAATGAAACTGTTGCTTTAGCACTTCTATAAGATAAAGGGGTATATCCTAAATGCTTTGCTATTGATACTGCAGATTCTCGTTTAACTGCTGAATCTAAAAACATCTCATTTGCAACCATATTTGCTAAATACGCATTATAATGAGTATTATACGAAAGCAAATCTATAAGTATATTTAAACTTGAGGCTTCAAAATCATAATCTTTAAAAATAAGATTATTATCTTTATCTCTATAATTAGTTAAAAATTGTTTTAAATTTACTTTGATATCATCAAAGTCTAATTCTGCTAATCTGTAATTTGCCATTTATCTTACTCTACTTAGTAAAGTTGTAATTGTTACTGGTCTATCTGTGTTTTTTAAAGTAAAATCTATATTTACTTCAAGATCATTTGCATCAGGTGTCTCTATAATTGTGACATCTACTAATCGTACTCTTGGTTCGAATTTTTCAATAGTTTCTTTTATAGTTCTTTCCATTGCAATTTTTACTGCAGAAGAAAAATGTTCAAACATTAACGAATGTATCTGAGTACCTATTTCGGGGTGAAAATGCCGCTCAAAATTTTTGGTTTGTATCAGATGTTTTACTGCGGTTTTTACTGCATCTTCATCCGTCTTTAAGTATATATCTTTGGTAAAGGGATTAATACTAAATGAAAGATCTATATCTGAGTACTGTTTTATATTTTTTGTGGTTGCCATATACTTATTTATTACGCTAGATTAACCAATTTTGAATATATTGCCTCATGATTAACAAATGTTCCTACTGGGGCTTTACTAGATTTGACAATATTTCCGTTACTTGTTAAGAAAGCAATATGAATCCATACAGATATTAATTTATTGCTGCCCTGTACAAACATATATTCTAGCAATACTTGTCGATACGGTACATTGGCAATAATCCAATCTGCAATATCTTTGTAGCTAGATTTACTTGTTCCAGTAAATTTAATATCTACAGCAGCCCCTAACCCGTGGTCGCTTCCGTTTGTTCCTGCTCTAAATCCGCTATTAATTTTCATATCAGGATATTTTGCTTTAATTGGATCTAGACAATTGACAACTATTTGTTTTAGATTACAAACTATTTGCTGTTCTGTCAATCCTCGTTGAGCAACCAATCCGCCATCCTGCAATAGATCCCCTAGAGTAAATATTCTGTTATCTTTATTGGATAATATAAATGATCTTGGGAAATATTTAAACTGTTGTATTTCTTGACAATCGCAAGGAATAATTAATCCTGCATTGTTGTTAGTTATAGTAATTGATCTTGTTAAAGAGTCTTGATTAGAAATTTTTGATTTAATATTTTTATTAAGTATTCCCCTTTTAGCTAAATTATTTCTATATTCTTCAGATCCGTCTTCTCCCGAATCAAATAGATAATTTGCTTTAGATAATACTTCTCGTTGCAATACGGGTATTGCTGCAACATCCGGAGTCTTTTTATCCGGCGGAGTTAATATGCCCAATGCCAATGATTTAATAGTATTAGCTCCCGACTTTGTTTTAACAACTGCGGCATCCATTAATAATGCAAGTCCACCTTTAATACTAAATGTTCCAGAAGACCCAGATTGCATAGTAAAATCATTACTTGCTTTTTGTGTTATTGAACCATCTTTTGCATATAAATTAATATCTTTTCCTTGTATATTAATAGAGCCACTTGAAACTAAATCTAACCCATCTTTTGCAGATATTAATAAAGTCTCAGATATCAGCCCCAATGTACCTGCAGTTTGCACAGTAGTATCTCCGTGCCCCGTAATGGTGGCCGAACCCTCAATTTCTATAGATGCATTATCTCTGACAAAAATATTTGTTTTACCTTCAACTGTAAGATTGTGAGATCCCTTTACGTATGTAAAATTATTACGATCCATTATTTCATAATTCTCACCTACTGTTTTTCTTACCATTGTTCCATTTACATCTATTTCTATATAGGTTCCGGTCTTGTGAAATACTTGTATTCTTTCTGCTCCCGGGGTACTATCTAATTCTATTACGTGTCCTGCTTCTGTTTCTATAACCTGGTTATACGGATAACCGGCGCCATATGCGGGAGATGGCTCATCCCATGTTTGCGATGTTCTTGCTAAAGGTATTTTATCTATCTTTTTGTTTTCTTTTATATTAAAAATTTTATGAGTGGTGTCACCTGTTGCCAATTTGTTTATATCAGTATGTCCCACGTAATCATAAGTTGGATATTTTTTATTAGGATCAGTAAACCCAGAAAGATTTTTTAATTCTTCATTGTTTTGTGCTCCTGCATTTGTGGTTGATTTTATTGTAGGTAAAAAATTTCCAGTCTCTTCAAAAGATTTTAAATAATCAGAAGCATCACCTCCCAATGCAGAATTTCCTAATATAAAATATTCTTTTGCTCGTATTCCGTTTAAATCTTTCTTATTTAATTTGTCAGAATTAGTTACACCCATTATATGAGAAGTTGTTAATAGACCAGCAATAACTGTTCGGTCGGTTGTTTCCTGTATTTTTCCTAATCGAATTAAAGTATCATAATTGTCCTTAGTAAATTCTAACATTACTTGTTCTTGTATTGTGGAACTTAATAAAAATTTCTCTTTAGAAAAAGCCCCATTTTTTCCCATCCAATTTGTAGAATCATTTAATATACTTGCGGATATACTATCAGACGCTTGTCGTCTTACATAACCCAAATCAATTAATGCAGAAATACCAATTTGATATTTTCCCAATTCTCCATTTGTTCCCTCAAGATTCAATACGCCATTGGATACTCGATTAGATATTGCGAAGAATAGCGTATTAAGCTCAGATTGTGTTAGCGGTTTTAATAGATCAGCTTCATTAGTTACAATATTTGTTGTTGGAATGGGGTTACCTTGTCCATCATATAGTATGTTATTATTTTGGTCTTTTACTAATCCATTTGTGTTTGTTTCTTCTTCTTGTCTTTTTGTCGCATTTGTAGTTGCTGCAGGTTTACCTGCAATTGTTCCCATGATTAAAGGCTTTTGTGCTGTTGCCCCATCTAAAAATAATCCCATTACCCAAGTACCAGTAACGATTCCTACCGGAGTAGCACCAACCCCAGATGTTGCTGCAGATGTAATAGGCTGCAAGGGTATTGCCCAAGGTAAATCGGAAGTAGGTAATAATTCTGTATCTTCGGTATGAAATCCAAATATTCTTACTCGGCATCGACCCAATTGTTCGGGGTCATCTCTATCTTCAACTACCCCAGTCCACCAGACTGTATTAGGATCTGTCATAATGTTTCTGCCTCTTTAAATGTACTTTGCAAAAATCCATCTTTTGTCACTGTCATACTTATGTAATGCGATACGGGATTTACTTTATGGCATATATTAGTTATTAAATAGTTGCCACTATATAAAGGATCATCATTATTTGTATTTTGATCTTGTCTATATATAGGAGAACTTTTAGGCAATCGAATGTAAATTAATTGGCCTACTTGTATATCTGTTCTTCCTGGAATAGTTATATTCATTTTAAAATTATCTAATTCTGCTATATTGGATCTTCTATTACCAAAAATATTTTTATATTGTTCATCAAAATTTTGATCTATATTATCATGTAGTTTAGGATAACTATAATTCAATTTTAAGTATGTTAAAGGATTTCTTATAGTATTTGTATCAAATAACGGGACCATTTTATCATCTTCTGAATGTGTATAACTTGAGAATTTTTTCCCATGATCGTAGTCTACATTTTCAAATTGTTTATTATATAAATCAACATTCAAAACTCTGCTTGCTAAATATCCCGACATATTATTTTCCATCTGATCAAATGATTTGTCTATAGATAAAGATTTTATTGCATTCATCAATTTAGTTTTATCATCAGGTTTTTGCGTATTAATATAGGTCTCTGAATATACATATTCTCCTATATTTACGGATTCTCTATTATCAAAAATATTATCTATATTTCCAAAATAAAATCCTTTAGTTGTTTCCCAAAACAAATAATTAGCTCTGCCGGTTACAGGTAAAGAATTACTAGCAATCCAATTTATACATTCCATTGGCGTCCAACCAGGACTAACAAACTTAATATTATTTGCAGTTTCGGATAATAAAAATAATTGAGTAAATTTTTCTTCAGATTGTTTTGAATCTAATGTACCAAAATTTCGTTGTGTTAGTAAGTATTCATCATAAATTTGTTTAATAATAATTTCGGGTTGTCCAGAAAATGCCCTATATATTGGATTATGAATATTTTTAAATATTTCTACAGATGAGAAATGTAATTGATATATTATAGTGCTTCCATCTTTAGCATATAATTTATCGGATATGGAATATACTCTAAAAACTTTAGTAATATTTCTATCTGCATCTATACCCGGTGTAACAAAATCAACAAAAAGAAGTTCTTCGCCGATTAAAGGAAATAAGTTAATTAAATTTCTACTATCTGTTAAAGTTAATGTTCCAGTTAATCCGGGTGTAAATATACTTTCGTATATATTTAACTCTACCAAATAATCTTTAATATTTAAAAATTTTGATCTGTTGGGAGATGCTAAGGTAAGGGAGTTCATTACAACATCCCCAGCAAATTTAAAAGATTCTATTGTCATTATGTAGTCAATGTTTTCTTATAACTTGTTAAAATATCTTGAACTATTTCAGGTTTTAATACTTTGATACTTCTATTAGTTTCATTATTAGTTTGTTCTACATCGTAGTTACTTTCATATCCTGCTAAATCTGGAGATTCATCGAATGCAAGAGGATAATTAATTCCATCCGCTTCTATAGTTACTCGAATCTGATTTGTGTGTGTAGATTCTTCAGACAATACAAAAAATGTTTCTATTTGATATCCTTTAGAATTAATTGCTCGATTTATAGCAAATATATTATTTTCTCCCCCATATTTATCCTCAACTACTTTTAATAAATTTTCTTCAGATAAAGGCCATTCAAATCTGGGATCTATTACATTATTTGTTATTAATATTAACCAATATAAACTTTGTGTACCGTAAAATCTATATGATAGTTCTTCAGGAGTTTCTCCATGCAATACTTCATAGCTTTCAAAAAATGAAGAATT